TGGGGTCAGAGACCGGCATAACGTCCACACGCTCGTCAAAATCCTCTGCTTTGACCGCCGCGTCTGCCCCCGGCACCTCATATGGATAAACCGGGGGTAAACTCTCCGACATCACCCTTGAAAGTATCTGAAATTCAATCTTCATAGCATAGTGCAGACGCTTATGTATCGCGCTCATCACCCGTGCGCCTTGCTCGATCATCGCAATCGTCGTGCCGACAGCCGCAGATTGATTGCCATCACCCACTTTCATGTCTGTAATCGTGGCAAACCGTTGTGCAGCGTTGACCACGAAGCCTAGAAGCTGAAATAACGTGCCATCCGGCCCTTTGAAAGGCAAAGGCATCAGAGAATCACGTATTTGACCCCCAGGAGCGTCCACATCTCTGAATTCACCTGGCTGTAGCGGGTCATCATCGTCCCTGATCCGCAAACCACGAGCTTTGAAGCCTGCCGGCAGGTTTGAAAGCGTTCCAGCGTCAATAAGTTGCCTCAAAGCCGCCGTCGCAGTCCTTGACAAGCCACCAATTGTGTGAATGAGGCCCATTCCGTAGAATCCGAAGCCCGGAAGGAACTTGTAATGTACAAAATAGGCAATTTTTGCCTTCATCGGGTCGTTTTCGCGGTAATTTCTACGAATCGACAGCACTTTTCCGTTGTCTTCGCTGAT